CTATCTTCAATCATTCTTAATTGATTAAGTGCTTTGATTGCTTTATGTAAGTAAGATAAACAAGTTCCTTTATTACGATCAAATAATCCAGATGTCACATGACACACTGAATCTTTTGCAATTTTAATTTGTCCTTTACCACCTGCACCTGCTGCAGTAGAATACATTGATGTAGGATAATTTGGTTTAGGTGAGTAGATATAATATTCATCTATCTCAGGATAATTATCTTTCTTTACTCCACCACCTGCAAGTGGATCTAATGGTAAATTACCTTTATTGTTTGTCTTTTTCTCCTGTCTGACAAACTTCATTTTCATAGGATCAACATATCTAATTTCTTGTATGCCATCCTGTGGTCTTTTTGTATCAATAACTTTTATGTAATATAATCTTCCATCTACATACCAATTCTTAAATATTTCGTGAGACTTCTTATCAAAGTCCATCATTTCTTTGATACTTTTAAATTCTTCTCTAATCTTATCCTTTAATTTATCAGTTGCATTTATGTTTGATAGTTCTATTTCTACAGGTGAATCATATAGATCACTGACTATACCTTCATTTACAACATCTTCAATTGCACCATCACATTCTGGATGTAATGACATTTCACGATATCTTTTGATTAAATCGTATTCTGTACGATAGACACCTTCGATATCTACATACTGTCCATAAAAACCAGATTGCACAAAATAGTCAACCCCGTCCTCGTTACTACGAGGAACGGGTGAGACCACTGAATCGGGTTTATTGTCCGAATCATCAATTGAGAATCCAAAGAGTTTCGCCATTGTATAACTATTTTTCTTTTATTATAGCACTATTTATCAGTTTTAACTAATGCTCTCTCCTCCAGCATTATCACCAACACCTTTGATTGATTCAAAGTATAGTACTTGTAATTCTACCGTAAACTCCTCTATTGTGTCAACTGTTTCGTATGATAGATCCATTTGACTGATATTTGTTGGGAAAACATCGTAGAATCTGTAACTTCTAAGTGTTGATCCATCACGATCAAGTTGATGAACATAAGCATCTTCTTGATAGTCTGCTGGATTGTTTGCACCAGTTGCATCTGACAATTTATTAATGGAGTTCATCCATTTTTCAAAAGCAGAACGAATTGAGAAGTCAGTATCGTTAATAACTGTGATAGTCCATGTATCAAATGTTCTATCTCCTGCTATTTTTAATATTCTTCCCCTAAAGTTAACATCAATTGGAGTGATATTAGATGCAGGTAAGGCAGCTGCCTTAACTAAGAATCTTGCTTTATCCTTCACATCGTTGTCGATACCTATTTCCTCTGGGAAAGCAAGTTCGACTTCAAATAGATTCGGTCTTGCACCACCACCTACTAACTTACTCTTGAAGTCAGTGATTCTTCTTAAAGGTGGTCTATTAAATTGGGTTGCCATTTTCTTTAATTACCTCGTTAAACAGAACCGACTACTTCCTCGAATGATACACCTGTTCGTGTAGCAACGAAGGTTAGACCGATGAAGTTAATGGATCTTGCAGGTTTAATGAATATGTCTGCGACAAATTCATTATTATCTATGATTGCAGCAGTGTTATTTGTTTCATCACAGATAACTCTAAAATCAAAGATTCCTCGTTTTGCCTGTACATCACGTAGGAATGGTTCAACAATATTCACAAAGTTTGTCCTTGTGATTTCATCGTTGAATTCAAACATCTGGTCTCTTGCAGCAGAAGAGATTGCATTTTCAAGGAAGATAAACAATCTACGAACGTTTATTCTATCAAATGCTGATGCTTTTCCAAGTCCTGTCTTATCACCAAAGAGAACTATTCCTCCACCAGGTGAGAAGATGACTGGATTAACTCTGTTAGAATACAACTGGTCTCTTTGAGTTTGAGATGGGTTGTATGCCAACTTAACTGCATTGAGTATTGCACCTCTTGCAGTTCCTGCTGGTGAGAACCAAGGGAAGTTATTAATATCGTTTCTTGCACATAATCCAGCAATGTCTCCATTCATTGGAACATATCTGAAGGTATCTCCAAATCTGTCATACATGTATTTGTAAGAACTATCAAATACTGCGAATGATGAGGATGAAACAGGAGCAAAGAAACTAATGACGTTATCTGTAATTTGTGAGTCATTATAGACTGTTACAGATCCTGCACTTCCATCACTGAGGAATGAACCTCTATTTGGTGAAACAAATGCAACTGCATCTTTTCTTATCTCTGCAACAGAGATGATTTTATTTGCAAGTGACTGTGTGGTTTCTTTAGTATGATTACCAGAACCCATTAGAATAAAGTCTGCTGAGTTTAGGTTGTCATCTTCAAAGAGTTGATAACCTGCTGAGAGTCCAGCTAAAGTAACTTGGAATGCACCATCTGCTTCATCATCAGTTCCACCATCATAGTTTTTACCACCACCTAATGTAAGTGTGGTTGCACCAATACCAGCAAATCTAATTCCTTGTGCATTCTGATCCCAACCTATATCAGTTTTAAGATCAAAATCATTACCACCAACATCAAATGCAGTTGTAACAATACCTGCAGGTGCACCACCAGCAAAGATATTTGTTGAATTATTATAGGTATACTTTCTCCAATATGAAGGAGAACCTACTGAATACTCACCATCTTTTGCTTTTGAAAGTGCTAAATGCTTCTCTAAAATTGAACCTGCGTTACCAGTTACCTCACCAGTATCGTCAATTACAACTACATGAACCTCATCAAATCTTGAGTTACGTGCTTCAGCATAAGATGAAGTACCAGGTCTCTCTGCAATATTATTCCAGTTAATAGATGAGTTTGTTAACTGTATTGTTTGTGAATCAAACCAGTCTGTATTTGCAGTTGGGGTTCCAGTTGTGTATGAAGAAGATTGTCCACTAGTGTGGATTGCAACAGCAGTATTTCCAAACTTGTAAATACCGTTTGCTTGATAATCTACCTCAGTTGAAACACCTGCGTTTGTTACTGTCTCTAGTATCTTAACCGAAACTTTTTTGTTTGTTGTATCAACTTCTGTAACAATACCTTTGAAGTATCCAGTTAATAGTGAAGTTGTACCAGAACCAGCAATAACTGTGTTTGCTGGAATTCCTTGAGTTACACCATAACCAACAGCAATATTTGTTGGTAGTGAACTAAATGTTAATACTTGATCTGCTAAGCTGTCTATTACAGCAACTTTTAATCCATTTGCCCATGAACCAGGGTTTCTAGCAGCAACAGTTACACCAGTAATTGTTGAACCATCATAACCTAAATCGTTATAATCTTCTGTGCTTTTTATCTTTATGCTTCCTGTAGTTCCCGAAAAAGCATTCTTTAAGTCATCATCATCTGCTCTAACGACCCTTAATGGTCCTCCATATGCAAGATAAGATGATGCAGTCATCCAATACTCATAGTGCTTGTCAGCAGAGTATGGTTTTCCAAAGGCATCTAATAAATCTTGTTCATTCTCCACCAAAATTGGAAGATCAACTGCTCCTTTGGCAAACGGACCAACAATAGCACCAACCTTGTCGGATGCTGTGTCAACACGACCAACAGTTAAGTCAACTTCTCTAACTACAATTCCAGGAGATGCTAAATTTAGTGGCATCTTTATTCTCCGAATATCAGATTATTTCTAAAATTATTTATTAAAACTACCTTTTTCATGTAGTCTACATGTATTATAATGCACCATTCCAGAAATTATCACCCACAGGTTGCACATTCCTTGATACTACATATAATCCTATATTACTTAAGAACCAAAATAAGTTTACAATCCAAGCATTTCTCCAAAGATATTTTCTATTAGTTTCTACTATGTAAATATTTCTCTCATTGTCTGTCCTTCTTACAAATTGTTCCAATATCAATGCAACTACAAAACCGATTGCATATATGTAAAATACAAAATTAAGAAAACTTGAACTTAAAATTAAAAATGAAATCATCTGTAGTCCCACATGTAAGAACGATCGCCGTATTCATCAGTATGCCATACATCACCGTCCTTGTCAACAAATTGAGTATCCTCTAAACCAGTTTCAATAAAACCAAATGGTGCCATATCCTGTTCAATTTGATTCTTTTGCTCTTCATATATCCTTTTTCTAATATCATTATCAGTCATTTCTTTAAAATAATCTTGCTGGACTAACCATGCAAAAAGAACTAAACACATTGCCAAGTCATCATTACACCCTTCTTCTGCCTCAAATGAATTGTGTTTTTGTGCAAATGTAGTCAACTCTGATATAATTTCATAGTCACATGTAAGTAATTTATGATCTTCAATCAGTGTTTTCAGGTTACTACAACCAAGTTTTTTAACAGCCGCAGTAGTTCTTACACCAAGTTGTGTCTTCTTTCCTGAAAACCCTTGACCAACTATTTGACCATTTCTACCTCTCATCGACGCCATAAGTAAGTTTTCATATTCAAGATCATATTGAAGTATGCTGGCAACTTGATCTCCAATATCATTTACTTCTATTAAAAGATATGCATTATTATATCCTTTTGCAACATCAAGTATAATATTTGGAAACAACATTGGTTTAACTTCGTTATTTCGATATTTTGCTACTACCTTATATGGGAACTGAGTGACATCAAATACTATGAATGCAGAATAATCATTTCCAAGACCTCTTGCAACGTCAACTGTAACTATGTAATTATGCTCTTTCTCTGGTTTTTCGTAAATATCAAGACCTGCGTTCTTAGTAATTGGTGTCTCATACACCATATTTCTTAATATGGAAGGTGCAATCAAAGTATTGATTGATCCTAAGAACTCACATTCAAACTCAACTTTGAATTGTTGCTCTGATGTGTTTGCTATTGTTTGCTCTTTCCAGACATCATCTCTACCTGGTACTTCACTCCAATGAACGTCTGTTGGGATATATTCGT